GAAGATGATAAATGCCCGTGGATTCCAAATCAACAATGCCATCAAGTGGCGAGAACTCACAAACTTCACTCCAGACGTTTGATATTACTATAGAACCTATAGATGAAGCATTCGTTAGAGTTCGTGCTGATGGTGGTACTTTTCGCGAAGTCGTAGATTATTTCACCTTTGAAGTTCCAGGTGCAAGGTTCATGCCCGCGTATAGGAATAAGATTTGGGATGGTAAGATACGTTTACTGAATGGTATAAACAAGACTCTACCAAAAGGACTTGTTCCGTATGTCGCTAAGTTTGCGGAGTCTCGTGAATATACCATCGATATTCACACAGACTTGCTTTATGATGATGAGTTTTCTGTTTCAGAAGCAGAAGAACATATCAGTAAACTAAAACTCAAACTTCAACCCCGCGACTATCAGATCAAAGCATTTGTCCACGCAATACGCAAGAGAAGGGCACTTCTGCTCTCTCCTACTGCGTCAGGTAAGTCGCTGATCGCTTATCTGATATCTACATATTACCTACAAGCAGTAGACCGTGTATTGATTATCGTTCCGACTGTATCACTCGTACATCAGATGGCAAAGGACTTTATTGACTATGGAATGCCAGATTCGATGATCAGTGGTATTATGGCAGGGGTCGATAAAAATGCAGTCAAACCAATCACCGTCAGCACATGGCAATCGATTCACAAACTACCAAAGTCTTGGTTTACTCACTTTGGTTGTGTGATAGGTGACGAGGCACACCTTTTCAAATCAAAGTCTCTATCTGATATCATGAATAAGATGATTGATGTTCGTTATCGTTTTGGACTGACCGGCACACTCGATGGTGCACAGACACATAAACTGGTTCTTGAGGGACTATTTGGACCCGTCAAGCAAGTCGTCAAGACAAATGAACTGATTGAAAGTGGTTCACTATCACCCTTCAAAATCAAAATCCTCACTCTCCGTTATGACATTGAAACAAGAAAGCAATATTGTAATGCCTTGTATCAAGAGGAAATGGAGTTTATTCACGCACATGAAAAACGAAACAAGTTCATCAGAAACCTCACAATCTCACTCAAAGGAAATACCCTCGTTCTCTTCAAATTGGTTGACAAACACGGTAAAATATTGTACAATGATATACAAGAGAATGCAGAAGGTGGTCGTCATGTTTTCTTTGTGCATGGTGGGACAGATGCCGACACAAGAGAACAAATACGGGAAATCACAGAAAACGAAAAGGATGCAATCATTGTTGCGTCTTACGGTACTTTTAGCACAGGTATCAATATTCGTAATCTGCACAATATTGTTTTTGCTAGTCCTTCCAAATCTCGTGTTCGTAATCTCCAATCAATTGGGCGGGGGTTGAGAAAATCCGAACAGAAAGAACAGGCAGTCTTGTATGATATCGCAGATGATCTGTCATACCAGAAAAAGAAGAATCATTCATTGAAACATTTGTTTATCCGTGTTAAGATGTATAAGGAAGAACAGTTTGATTATAAGATATATCAGGTAGATTTTAAATGAGCAAACCCGAAAATGTTTACTACTTCAAGTTGTCCAATGGAGAAGACATCGTATGTGATGTGCTCCAAGATATGCGTGAAGAATCTGCCTATATAGTAAGGTTACCCATGAAGATCAACTATGAGTTCTCATCAGAAGTTGAAAGAATGTTCATGGGTTTGAGTAAGTGGATTCCCCTCATGAAATCCCCTACTCTTGTTATATATTATGATCATGTGATTACTATTGCTGAGTGTAACGAAGAGATGCTCGGTTTCTATCATGAGGCACTTGAAAAGTATGAAATGGGTGATGAGTTCTTTGAGAAATCACCCACAGTTGCTTTTGAGGAATCAGATGGTATAGATGAGGATAAGGTCAAGATGGCAATGTATTTCGCCAATACTTCTACCATACTCAACTAATACTATCTGCCAATCGCACATTGCTTATTATACACATGGAAATAGAATATGTCAACCCCTGAAGTAGAAAAACCTGTAAAAAAGAAACGAGTTAGGCAAAATTATGTCGATAACAAGGCATTCCTTGCAGCGATGATTGAGTTTCGTGAGTCTGTCATTCATGCAAAAGAAAATGGACTGCCTCGTCCAATGGTTCCTACCTATGTTGCGACTTGTATTATGAAGATCGCCACTCACCTCGCACACAAACCGAACTTCATGAATTATTCGTTTCGCGAGGAGATGGTTTCTGATGGGATTGAGAACTGTCTTCAGTATATTGACAACTTTAATCCAGAAAAAAGTAAAAATCCATTTGCATATTTTACTCAAATAGTGTATTATGCATTCTTGAGACGTATCCAAAAAGAGAAGAAGCATCTGTACACCAAGTACAAGTTGACAGAGCACGTTAATATTTTTGAACAAACGTCTGAGGTGCAAGAGCAAGATATGCATTCACCGAAGAACTACGATGACTCAATCAAGCAGAGCGAGTGGTCACAAGAATATATGAATGATTTTATCACCAACTTTGAAGAGCACAAGCGTAAGAAGCGGGTGAAGCGGAAAACTGGTGTTGATCAGTTTATTGAGGATAAAAAAGAGTGAAGATTGCTTTAATCACAGATACTCATTGGGGTGCGCGTAATGATTCGCAAGTGTTTACTGAGTATTTTTCTGATTTCTATGACAATGTGTTTTTTCCTTATCTTGATGACCACGGCATTGACACTGTGGTTCACTTGGGAGATATCGTTGATCGGAGAAAGTATATCTCTTATGTTACGCTCAGAGCATTTCGGGATCATTTTGTGCAACCAATGGCAGACCGAAATATCAAATTTCACTGTATTGTCGGTAACCACGACATCCCCTATCGAAATACAAATGATATCAATGCAATGCGTGAAATCTTTGGCGGTTCCGTAGGTAAAATTTATTGGGGACCGCAAGAGGTTGAATTTGATGGTCTGAAGATTCTGATGATGCCTTGGATCAACAATGCCAACTACAACTCCGCAGTCAAGAGAATGGATGAAACAGACGCACAGGTGATGTTCGGTCACTTTGAGATTGCGGGATTTGAAATGATGCGAGGTCAAACTTGTGACCACGGTATGCCAATCAAGCACTTCCAAAAGTTTGATATGGTTCTATCTGGTCACTTCCATCACAAATCAACTCAAGGCAACATCACTTATTTGGGCAACCCATATGAGTTGACTTGGGGTGACTATGATGACCCTCGTGGTTTCCACATTTTAGATACAGACACTCGTGAATTGGAGTTCATTCAGAATCCGATTCGGATGTTCCATAAAGTGTGGTACAACGATGAGCAGTATGATTTAGATCAGATGATGAACTTGGACTTTGACCACTTCAAGAGCAAGTACATCAAAGTCATCGTTCAGACCAAGAAGAACCCATATTGGTTTGATCAGTTCCTCGACAAACTCTACAAGTGTGACCCCACACATCTGACGATTGTTGAGGACAATAAGCACTTGGATTTGGAAAAAGATGAAGAGATTATGGATGCCGAAGACACACTGACAATTCTCAACAAGTATGTTGATGGTATAGAATCAGATGTTGATAAAAAGAAACTGTCTGGTTTGTTGAATGATTTGTATACTGAGGCACTTTACATCGAATGATTATCTTTGAAAAGATTCGTTGGAAGAACCTACTTTCAACGGGCAATCACTTTACAGAGGTTGACTTCACTCGCTCGCCAAACACACTGATTATTGGTGAGAATGGTGCTGGTAAGTCCACTATCCTAGACGCACTTTGTTTTGTTCTGTTTGACAAACCATTCCGAAAAGTCAAGAAAGGGCAACTCATCAACTCAATCAATGAGCGAGATTGCAAGATTGCTTGGTTGAGATTGAGTTCCACATTGGCAATCGGGAATACAAGGTGGTGCGTGGGCAGAAACCTGCCAAGTTTGAAATCTATCAGAACGGCAAACTACTCAATCAACCTGGGTCAAAGCGAGATTATCAAGACACACTGGAAAGGCAGATTCTGCGACTGAACTTCAAGTCGTTCACACAGATTGTAATTCTTGGTAATGCGTCATTCACTCCGTTCATGCAACTCAAAGCAGCAGACCGTAGAACGGTTATTGAAGATTTGCTCGACATCGGTATCTTCTCGTCGATGGGGCAGTTATTGAAAGAACGTATCGCAACCAACAAGGGCGAACGTAACGATGTTGACTACAACATCAAATTAGCAGATGATCGTTTGCAAATTCAGAAACAGAATCTGAAAGAAAAGCAACAGCAACAGAAAGATGGTGTAAAGGTAAAACAGGAACTAATCAAAGAGTATCAAGATGAAAAAGCAGAAATCATCAAACAAGGAAAGCAACTCGCAGAAGAAGTCAAAGTTCTCGCAGAAGACATTGGAAACACAGAAGGACTTAGAGATCAGATTCGGGAAGTTGAAAGAACTGAGCAACGCCTAGAAGATGAAATCAAACGACTCAACAAAGAGATAAAGTTCTATGAAGACAACGATCACTGCCCGACTTGTGAGCAAGAACTGGATGATGTCGTTGCCTCGACACATATCGTCCAACGAAAGGATAAGATTACTGATCTTCAAAATAAGAGCAGAGACACAAAATCTGAATGGGACAAGATTCGGGGACAACTTGACTCGCTTGAAACTAAAGCGGAAGAACATTCTAAGAAAACTCAGCGAGGGGTCTTACTATACAAGCGAACTCGTGATATTGATGCAAACATCCAAACGGTTCAAGATGAAATCGAAAACCTACAGAACACTGTTCTCGACTCTGAAAACTC